CCCCCAGCACCCCCTGCATTAGATTCCGATAATGCGGTCCTTCACGATGGATATATTAGTGATAAAGATATAGTATTTGACAAAGAACCATTGGGTACAATAACCCAAGAGTTTTATATTAGGACACGATTCAATGGAAATAAGTATTATTATATCAAAAAAAAAGATGCAGATGAAGGAAATTCGAATTATGATCACGTTGAGGAGTATGTGAGTGAAGATGAGAAAAGTATTGCGAGTGCAGATGAAGACGAAGGGGAGAAAGCGTCTAAGGGTGGTAAAAGCACAAGAAAGCATATAAGACGCAAATCAACATCAAAACGAACCACAACACGACGAAAATAATGTATTGGCGTCTAAACTGATGTAAAATATGGAAAAGCATATTTTATATCATGCAATGGATTATTTCTGTACGAAGAGTTCCTTCGCAATCGTTTTTATAATTTTATTGTCTAGTTTGATCTGTTCTTCTTCCACATCGCCCAGAATCTCCTTCATCATTTTATAACAGAATTCATATGTTCGGGTTTCCATCACTTCACAATCCGGGTGTGCGGTTCTCCATACGGGCACAGTTCTGTAGTTATTCATGGATATTCGGCTCAATATTCTTCGCAGCTTCGTGAGTTCGTCTGTATCTTTACTCCACCCGGCGTCGTCTTTGATATACATGGTTTCACGCTTGATGTCTGTGCAATGAATGGGGCGCTTGGTAATGTCCATGTCTTTGAGGCGGGCCATAATCATTTTGGTCATGCCGTTCACATATCCGTGGTTGCCGATGTATTCCAGTTCGTCGATGTGAACATTCAGGTTGCGGAGAAAATCGGTAATGCTCATTGCGTCTTTACACGTATCGTTGAGGAAAAAATTCAGGTTGAATTTCTGGTTGTTGTTTGTCGTATTATTTGTAACATTGGTAATCGTATTTGAGTTATTTTTTACTGCATCTACCAATTGTTTTTGCAATTCAATATTTTGCTTATTTGACTCTTGTAGTTGTGTATATTGCTCTACCATAAGAGATTTGAAATCTTGATTTTGTTTTAACAATGTGATTACTGTTGCAGTATCAATCGTATTAATTGGTTGCGCATATTCTTGTATTTTGCATGATTGTTTGTGTTTCCATAGTCCCGAGTGGAACTTATATTGTTTGCTACATTTATCACACTCATATATCTTTTCCATAATTTGCGTATTTTCATGTATTCTATTATGTTTTGCAGTGCCCAAATGTTTATTATAATCATATTTATTGCTGCATACAAAGTTGCATTTTTCACATGTGTATGTTCTTGCGGTTTTTGTTGTATCCATTTGTATTCGAAAACGTATACATTTAGAATACATAAAAAAACGCCTAAACCTGCCGCATGGATTTTTCCAAAAAAAAGTATGCAGTCAACCTGAAATTATTTTATTGGATTTTAAAGCATTATGCTGTAAAACCAAATTTTGACATTTTCTGAAAAAAGAAACGGCCTCACTTTCCAAAAAAGGACATTTTAAAAATGTCCATTTTCGGAAAATGCGCGAACAAGTTTATTCAATTGTTTTTATGTGGGTTATAATAAGTGGGATATTATAATGTGGGAATGGGACATTAAAAGTATAGTTTTATGTAACAATGTTATGCGGTTGTCACTATATTACCAATCCATGGTTTTATTGATTTGTATAATGTAGAAAATTGAATCACTTCCTATCAAATTGTATACAGAAAAGCAATTGAACAATACATAACAATTAATATGGAAAGCATCATACTACACGAGCTGGAAAATGTCGTGCAAGGAGAAGTCGCAAAGCGTCCGTCCAAAATCTGCAAAACGCCGTATGTTGCAGACGTGATTATAAATAGCGAGGAAACATTGGGACATAGTCCATCACTTGGATGCTGTGGTCTGGTAGAAAAGGGGTCCAGTGTCATAATGTCGCGCGCAACTGGTGCAAAAAACAAATGCGAATATCGCATAGACCTTAGCATTTACCGGGAACTGTTGTTTCCCGATAATGAAATTATCATTGGTGTCAACCCAAAGTTGGGGGAGGTTCTAGTTGAGTCGGCGCTCACACAGAATTGCATACTAGGCCTTCAAAACATTCAATCGTATCGACGAGAAGTCTCATATTTAACATCGCGATTCGACTTCCATGGAATCGACAAAGACGGCCGCGAGTTTTTCATGGAAGTGAAGAGTGTGCCGCTCGCAGATTATGTGGACGTTCCCAAAAAGGACCGCAAGAAATACACAGAAGAAGTAGCAAATAAAAAATTCAACGAAAAGATTTCTTATTTCCCAGATGGATATCGTAAAAATAGCACAGATGTGGTCAGCCCGCGCGCTCTAAAACACATCACCGAATTAGAAGAAATAGTAAAAACAACAGACAAACGCGCCATATTATGCTTTGTGGTTCAGCGACCAGACGTAATTTGTTTCCAACCATCAAACATAGACCTAACTTATAAACACGCAGTAAAAAAAGCATTTGAGGCGGGAGTCGAAATAAAAACAATTCAAGTCGAATGGTCTCGCGATGGAAAATGCCGTTTTATTCGCAATGACCTACCCATCAACTTGTAATTGATGTCTCACCTCACCTCAAATCAACGAAGATTCACATCTTTTCTCGTTAAAGCGCCCATTTTAATTTAATATAATTTATTATAATATGACATTTTGTGTTTCAAAAATTAATAAAAAATTAATTTATAAAGATTTAGGTGGATACGAGACACGTAATATTTCAACATTTTGGTGCATTCAAAAAGCAGATGAAAAATATAATTGGAATGATTTTAATGAAATTATAATTCATACAGACGATTATGAAAATAATAATGATGATTTAACTTATAGCAAAAAAGATAATTACCATAATTTAGTTCCTGATTTTAACTTTCATTCTTGGCCACAAGTGGGCATAAATGATTACGAAAAATTTGTTAAAGAAATAGATAATGCTGGATTAAAAAATTACGAAATAAATAAAGTTGGTTGGATAGGAAATAAAAACACAAATATTATGAGAACAAAATTAGTAGAAATCGGTAATAATAATAAAGAATTATTTGATATTTTAGATATGTATTGGATACACTCCGGAAATACACAGCTTAATAGTAGTAAATATATATCTACTCCTGAATTAGTTGAAAAATATTCTATTTTAATTGATATTGAAGGAAACGGATATTCTGGACGACTTAAACATTTATTATGGTCACATAGACCTTTATTACTTGTAGATAGACCGCATAAAGAATTTTTCTTTGAATTTTTAAAAGAATGGGAACATTATATTCCAGTAAAAAGAGACTTAACTGATTTGATTGAAAAAACAAAATGGTGTATAAATAATTATGATAAAGCATTAGTAATTGCTGAAAATGCTTTTCAATTTAGTAAATTATATTTAACTCGTGACGCGTGTTATGATAAATGGAATGATATAATATGTAATAGTAATTTATAAAATGGTACGCTCCATCGGTACGTAGGAGCGTCATTTCAAAACGTTACTTATGTCCGGTCATTGAATAATTAACATGGGATATTTTAATTATTCAATGGTGTAAATCGACGAGGTAACCTCTTTTTCCCATTCCGTATTGTTACCGATTAGATATACTTTATTTTTGGGTGGCAATACAACATAACTATCATAAAAACTATAAATACGGATATTTTCTTCTGTATATGCAGAGCCAGCGTGAATAACATCACCGCGCAACACACATATTTGCCCCTTTTTCAGGTTGACTGTCTTCTTAACGATTGGCGGGTCAAATTTTTGGTTGTCATTCAGTCGCATCCAATTGTGACTATTTTCCCATACATCAATACGCGTATTATCCATGATAGCGGTTAACACGACAACTGGTATTTTTTGTTGGCGAGTAGTCACAATATGCGCGGTTTCTGGTGTGGGAGCCAAATATTTAAATGTCGTTTGCCTTTCGCTTCCATCCGGTAACATGATTGTGTAATAGAAATTTGGATAATCGTCTTTATGGACTTGATTAATTTTAACAGGTATGTTTTGTGAATCTTTCGTGTAAAGTAGAGATTCCCCTTTTTTTATTGAAGTTTCTTCAAAAGATTTCGGTCTTTCAATCAACGCTAAAAAATCGTCAGTTTTAAGATAGTCACTATGTGGCGGTTGAGGCGCACAACCTGCGACCGACAAAAATACCGACGTAGAACCGTACTGCAAATGATTTGTTATAATATTATTTTTTGCCAAAACATCGTGTATTTTGTGTAGCAACGGAGACGTTGAAACAATGTTTGATACATATCGTTTTTTATCATTAGCATCAGGTGATGGTCCATTAAATGTATAAGTCACCTTCTTGTTTGCAAACAATGTGCGGCATTCTTGAACCATGGTTTTAGGAATGGATATTTTTTGTGGAAGTATAACATATCCTGCAGAATGCAGGTCGGCAAATATGTTTGGCATGACTAATAATTATATTCGAATGTATCTATATCGATTCAATACATATTTACAGGTCTAAAATGATTCCAAATGCCGGATGGCTTCTTCGCACGCGATTTGTTCCGCCTTTTTCTTGATTTTATGGGCGCCTTCACCCAAAAAGATGAAAACCTTGCCCTGCTTAGACATGTATTGGTGTATATCATTGTAATTGTTGAAATGAGTTATTGGGGTCGCCTTATTTGGCGTAAGATTGTGTACAGATTGGCCCAAACACATGAATACACCCATTTTATATCCGCCGTCGCCATCTTGAACCGCGAGTTCCAAGTAATCAGGCGTCACCTTAAATTCCTTTTGTATTTTTACTTGTAGAATATTCTTATAATTATCGTCGTTGCGAATTAAACTTATCCAGTCGACATGTTGCTCAAACACCGACTCGATAAATATTTGCGCCATTTGAAACCCCGGACCCGTTACAAACACGTTCTTAAACCAACCTTCCTCGTCGGTTACTTCAATGCGATTAAAATCCAAAAACATCGCACCAATAAACGCTTCAAACAAACATCCTAGCTTCTTCAAATTGGTACGAATTTGCTTTCCTTCCGCGTGTTTTGATAATACTACCCAATTATATAACCCCATTTCGTGCGCCATTCTACCAATCGATTCATTTTTAACGAGTGCAATCTTTTTTTCGGTCATAAAACCTTCATTTTCCTTTGGAAACCGTCTATACAAATAGTACTTGGTCACGCATTCCAATACACCATCTCCAATAAATTCCAACCGTTCATTTGATTTTGTAAATAAAGGCATGCAATTGTCAGGTTTAGGTACAATTACGATGTTATTGTTGTCATTTTCCAAATGGGGTCGCTTGATATACGACCGATGAATAAACGCCCGTTTATATAATTCAAAATTGTGGATCGGGTAATTGATGCCATATTTGCGCAAAAACGATTCCACATGTTCCTTGGTAATTAATTTATTTAGGGGGTTGTATGGATCAAAAATATATGTATCCACGCCATTTTGATTTTTCTCGACTCGAATGTCGTCGTCTATATTCATATTATTCTGTAAATAAGATGAATACAGTTGTATAATAATATACACTCGTAACATTTATATTGTTTGCGTTTAGTATTTATCGG